TTCTTTCGTAGCCTCTGCCTTTGGCCTCCAATGTCCCTTGGCATGTGGTGTCAGCTTTGGGCTAGGCCACGGTAGCGTGATTATTTTATCAATACTCATTCAGAACAAATCTCCTTGAGGCGGTTTAGATACTGGCGCTGCTTCCTTGGGCTGTGCGGGTATAGCTTCTTTGCGCGGCTTTGGGCTAGTTCCATGCTCTTTCTGCCATCGCTGTTCGACTGCTTCAATGTGTTCTGCGCAAGCCCACACATACCCTGTTGACCCAAGTTCGTGACTAGCCACGGCTTTCCAGACCGAGAAACCTCTGGCACCATATTTTGCAATGCCGACCTTGGCGCAGGCGATGCAGTTGTGCGCTGAATTATGCGGCATTTCATTCTTTGGCCTCGCTCATGTTGCTACAAAGTAAATGATTGTAGAGATAAGATATACGGCAAGAACAACTGATCCCACCCCAATACCTGCGGCCAAGTCAGAAAGCCCGTCACCAGTATTCGCCCACCATCCACAAGACAAAAGCGGCGCATAGAAAGATATGACGCCACCAGTCACCCAAATGGCCAAAATTCCTACAGTCTCTAGCATCACTCCACCCCCTCAAAGTATTCCGCCAGCTTGGCGCGGCTCTTTGGCATCATTGTCCGTTCATCATTGGCGAACCGCAGCAGCGTCCAGTAGTTTAACCCGGTAGCGTTAGAGATTGCGCGGATGCTGACCGTGCCTTCCTCTTTCATCCCCAAATTGTGCTGGTGATGCTCTTTTAGCCGCGTGCGCAGCGCCTCAATATTGTCTGTCATTGGCTTTTCTCCATTATGGCCTCTTGACACTATCAACAATAACGGCCAGTATGTCAAGACATGCAACGGAAGGAAACGACATGAAACTTGAAAACCTATCAATCAAATTAAATAACCCTTACGGTGAGGCTGGGCCTGATAATCCCTATATTGCAAGACTCAAAGTCAGCTATAATGATACTACAATGCAAGTTAAGTTGAACGATCAAACTTGTCGCCGCATTTTGGCCCTTGCAGGGGATGAAATTGCGCAAGCCGCACAAATCCAAATTCAGGAATTTGTGCAAACCGCTATCGCAGTTTCTGACATTCCCGCGATTGAGGGCGTAGCCACATGAACGCGCGGATATTATTCAGGAACATCATGCGCGAAAGGCGGCGATTTGCCGCCGGAACCGCAGAGCATAAATGGCGCAGCAATGCCGCACGGAAATACGTTTGGCTGATGCGCGGAATACCTACAGAACAATGGAAGGAAATGACATGAAGATTTACGCACAACTGGCTGAAATTCAAAGCCAAATGCACGCGCCGAAGAAAAAAACAAACACCTTTGGCAAATACAAATACCGCACCGCAGAGGGCATCCTTGCCGCTTTTAAATCGCTCGGCGTAGAGGGCGCGGCGCTGACTTGCTCGGACACAATGCAAGAAGTCGCGGGTCAGATATTCGTCACGGCAACGGCCACGCTTTTAATCGGTGAAGACTTCATTCAAACGCAGGGCCACGCTATGCACCCGCTTGAAAAGAAGGGTATGGACGCCAGCCAAATCACAGGCACGGCATCCAGCTACGCCCGCAAGTATGCGCTCAACGGCCTCTTTGCTATTGAAGACGAAAGCCAAGACGTAGACAGCATGGACAACCGCGAACAGTCCAAGGTGCCGCAAATGAGTGTCGCAGATGCTTGCAAAATTCTTGCGTCTGCGCCCTCTAGTGATTTGCTCACAGTTTCGTTTCAACAGTTATCCGCCCACTTGAAAACGAATAAAGAGGTTCTTGAAGCTGGGTTTATGCGGCGGAAGCAACTAGAAAACGCAGACTTGGGTGGTGACGAACTGCCAACATTTGAGGGAGCAAAATAATGGGCGAGCGCACCGTATATCTGGATATTGAAACCATCCCAAGCCAAGACCCTGACCTGCTGGCGAAATTCATGGCGGAAGTCACCGCCCCTGCGCAGTACAAGAAAGAGGACAGCATAGCGGCATGGCTAGATGAGAACCGCGAAAAGGTGGCGCGGGAAAGGCTATCGAAAACATCGTTTGACCCTGCCCACGGTCATATATGCACGATTGGCTATGCGATTGATGACATGGACGTGAGGTGTTCATATACCAGCGAATTGAGAAGCGAGGCGCTAATGCTTGAAAACTTCTTCGGCGCTATCGACAGCTTCCACGACACCACTTTTGTAGGCCACTACATCAGCGGGTTTGACCTGCGGTTTATCATCAATCGGGCTATCATCTTGGGCGTAAAGATACCGCGCTGCATACCCCGCGATGTAAAGCCGTGGGGGAAAGGCATCTTCGATACGATGTACGGGTGGTGCGGCCCCAAGGATAACATAAGTTTGGATAACTTGTGCGCCGCATTAGGCATTGAGGGCAAGGGCGATTTCGACGGCTCAATGGTAGCAGAGGCATGGGCTAACGGCGAACACGACAAAATCGCCAGCTATTGTCGTTCGGATGTCGAAAAGGTCCGCGAGATACACAAGCGTTTTCAGGCTGTTAATTTCTAACATATTCCCTTATGGTGTGGGCGGGGAGTGCTGAAACACTCAACCCGCCCATATCAGCAAAGAGGAGTTCGCCAATGACACTCAAGATACGCCCAATCCGCATTGAAGGCAATATTGCCTACGTGCCGCTGACAAAAGGATATGAGGCAGTTATTGACGCATCAGACGTTCCTATTGTCGAAAAATATAACTGGCACGCAATGGTGTCACCACGTTCCGTCTACGCGGCTAAGAATAGTTGCCGCGGGGGGAAACGTGTGATGGTCATAATGCACCGACTACTTATCCAAGCACCAGACAAGCTAGAGGTTGACCACATTGACGGCGACGGCCTTAACAATTCAAGATGTAACTTGAGGTTGGCGACCAAGGCGCAGAATGCACACAATAGCCGGACACCGATTAACAACACCAGCGGATATAAGGGTGTGTGGTGGAATAAGCGTGATAACGTATTTTTGTGTAGAATTGGAGTGAACGGCAAGTATAAGCACCTCGGTTCTTTTCGGTGTGCTACTTCTGCCCACTTGGCTTATCGTAAAGCAAGCGCGGAACTGCACGGCGCGTTTGGTAGGGCAGAATAATGGCCCAAACCGTAATCCTTCGCGGTCCTGCACAAAGGGCGCTAGCGTGTGACTTGATCCGCGCCGCGCCTGATAACGCCGTTGTAAGCGTCAAGCCGGAAGCCCGAAACAAAGACCAGAATGCCCGCATGTGGGCCAGCCTGTCAGATATATCGCGGGCCAAGCCGGAAGGCCGCATGGCAACGCCGGAGGTGTGGAAGTGTTTATTTATGCAGGCGCTAGGCCATGAAACCCGCTTTGAGATGGGTTTGGATGGGCGACCGTTTCCCATTGGCTTCTCATCATCAACGCTAGGCAAGCAGGACTTTGGCGACCTTTTAACATTCATCTATGAATATGGCGACCGCCACAATGTCGCTTGGTCAGAGCCAAACCCCTATGAGGAGACATGAAGCGCACCCCAATTAAGCGCGGCACCAAGCCTATGCGCAAGCGTAGCCCTAAACGGGCCGCATATATGTCCTCACAGGCGCGTCAGGACGGTTTAGCGCACATGGGTAGGGTAAAGGGCCTGCCTTGCGCTGTGTGTGGCTGTCCGCCGCCTAGCGCTGCACATCACTGCACGGGCGATAAGCTGCCCCGCGATGATCTGCGCACAATCCCGCTCTGCTATGATTGCCACCAAGGGCCAAACGGCTATCACGCGGCCAAGCGCACATGGGTTGCCGCGAATGGTCCAGACTATGAATTTCTGCCCCGCGTTAATTTTCTGCTTTATGGCGATTAGCTATTGCGTAACGTGTCAACATGGCCTAGTATCAACTCAAGACAACGCAACACTAGGAAGGAAGCGACATGACATTGCCTAAAGCAGATAGCATGTTTGAAGTTTTATTTGGGTGCTACGAAATACCCGGCGAAATTCTGGTTGATTATCACAGCCACGGCACAGACGAAAACCATAACGATTGCATGGCCGCAGAGATTATCGGCCTGCACCTTGGCGGCAATGTCGTGCTGACCCGCGACCAGCTTGTACAGATTGAAAACAAGTCCGCTATTGAACGCCTAGAGGCTATTTATTCAGAGGAGCGCCCGTAATGGACGAACGTACAATCAAGGAAATTCTCGCAACTGCCCAATTGGATGAGCAGATGCGCCGGGTAAAGCAGCCACAGCCCATTTCAGCGTTTGATGGATGGGGGCCGTGGATTACCGCTGTTATCGTTGCAGCCTTCTTTGCATGGCTGGTGGGGGTTGGTGCTGTGCAGATGGTGCAGGACGCAGTTAGCCTGATGGTGATGCCATGACCCTACGTGATAGTATTGCCAGAGTTCTTGAGCAAAGCTACGGCCCATTTGGCGACGGGATGGTTGACCGAATGGCTGGGTCCATATCGCGCCTGCCAGAAATCGCTGACCTGCAAAAGAAGCTGGCCGAGGTAGAGGCGGAACGGGATGAGTGGAAAGGTGTTTACGAACAAGCCGACCGACACCACATGGAAGCCGAACGCAGCACCAAAGCAGCCGAACACAATTTTTCGATAGCTTACGACGCCAAGGAAGAAGCCGAAGCCGCCATTCCCCGCGCTTACCAGATGGGTTTAAATGCTGCGGCGGAGGCGCTAGATAACGACGTATTTGATAGGTTTGACCCAGCCGCCTGCGTAGAAAGGCAAGCCGCTCGAACAATCCGCGCCATATAGCCACCCGCTGACTTGGTGCAGCAAGCCAAAGGGGGTGAGTGATGGAGTGCAAAAGCTGGCTAGGCCATCGCTGGACTATCTCGCCGAACATGGAACCAATCGAAACGCCAAGCGGATTACTGTGGCCGTGGTATTGTCCGCGATGTGGGAGAACGGCTTACATAACGAACCTAAAAGGAACAGACCATGAGTGAAGCATCTGAAACGATATGGGTAGATGACGAAAGGTCGATAGGTGGTAGCGCCCGCGCAACGTTAACTGGCGATACTTTCGTTTGTGCTGGTAAAGTATCGCTACGCGACTGCGCTCGCAATTCCTGCGTTTTCTATAGACACACCCCACATTCTAAATTTTCGGTAATGTCCAGAGCCTTGCATAATCTGCATTGTTGCTGTGGTCAGGTTCGGAAACACGGTTGGCGTTGTATTTTCAGTGCTGGTAATCCCGTTGCGAGCAGAGTTTAGGCCGTTTGCTTTGTGGTAAGCTGCTATATTGAATGGGCGATAATATCCGGGGTCAGGCGTGTAAAGTACGCCAACCTCATCAAAAACTCCCGCATTGTTCTGCGTAGCCGCGAAATAATCATCAGCGTTATTTGTCGCTAGCCCTGCGTTTACAAATGCCGATGTGCCAGCCTGCCATCTGTAGAAAAGAACGTCTGCCGATGTCCCAGTCGTGCTAAATGCTGTCCCCGTTTCTGCATAGGAAATAAGCCCGTCCATTGCGAAAGAAACAGCCAAAGGTGAGCCAGTCGGGTATACAAGATTGGCAGGCACAATGGTTACTGCGTCAATGCTTCGCGTAAGTGCTGCCCCTGTTGTGATGATTGGGCTAGTCATTACCCTAGATTGCTCGAATTGCATTTGGTCAATAAAGAAACCGTTAGCCGTGTTTCCCAAATAAGACGCCGCTCGCGCAGCGCCCGAAGTGTTAGCACCAATAAAGAAAATCTCGTTATTTATACCTGATCCTGTTGCAACGGCGGTCATGCCCACTCTGTAAATCCCTGTCGTACCCATTTTTTCAATGTGCGCTACGCAAGAGGTGGCTTGCACAACAGTTCCGCTTATAAGGTCAAATGTCGCATATTGCGCAGAGCCAAAATAAGTCCCGGAATTTGTCAGTTGCAAATACCTTGAAGTTCCTTTTGGCTTCACGTAGCCGCTCATAGTGTAAGGCAAGCCACTGGTAACACTTGTTGGGATGAGGCCGCTGCCCGCCGCGTGTAAAGCGTTTGCTGCGGTCTCTGCAAACTCTGTCATGGACACAGCGTTATCAATGCCTAGCGATTGGTTGGCCGTTTTGGTGTAAGCACTGGCAGTAAACGACGCCGCCGCTCTACTGTTTGGCACTAAATTGCTTGAGGCGCTTTCAATCAGCGCCCCTTTAATCCATGCTGTCGCTGTATCATCCCATACATGAGCGTCCAGCCTTGGCGCAGCACCTGCAACGGTTGCTAAATATCCGTTGCTGTCAAAGTATGTTGCGGCAGAACCGCCGGAGCGGGAATGCGTAAATATATCAGAGAACGCAACAGAGGCTTTGCCGTCTTTCGTATAAAGTGAATTTGTAAAATCACCTACTAAATTAGGAGTAATTCCATTTTCTGCGTATGATGCAAACGCGCCGCTTCCGATAACGCCGTTGCCTTTTAGCCCAAGATTTAATCCGATAACCTGCATTGCTCTGTCCTTACCAATTCGCCGCCGCGCCTAAGCGTTCAAGTAATACCAAACACGCCGCCCGCGCCGCAACTATATCAGAAGTGAGCGCCGTTGCACAGTCTGCCGCGTCAGGGCGTAGACGATCAATGGCCGTCCCATTCGCGCCCAAGCCGTTTAAGTCGCTGCACGCGCTCATCGTCAGAAAGGTCAGCACCAGTAGGGGCTTTGTTAATCCTGTCATGTGCGTCTAAGTCCTTCTTTTGTTCTTTCGCCTTTTCATCGGCTTTTCCTTCGCGTTTACCTGATAGCCATGCGCCCATAACGGCAAGCAAGGCCGCGCCGATAGCCGCAAAGAAGGCATAGATGCGGGTCAAGTCATCCACCCTGCGCGTTTGCCGTATGTGTAAGCAAGTTCTACAATGCCGCCCAGAACCATGCCGATGATAAACACCAAGTCAGGGTTGATTACAGCAGCGTCCTGCGCAGTGAAAAATCCGTATGTCACCAGCGCCCCGGCGATGTATCGGGCGATGATACGTGCGAAAGGTCCGATCATTTGATTATCCATCCTATATTCCCGTTTTCATCTGGCACCGCGCTCCCGTTGTGGATTGCGATGTAAGTGCTTACTGCCTGCGCTTCAGCCCTGTACTGTAGCCATGCAGCAACGGCTAGCCCTATTGCAAGCCCAATGATAAAGCCAATCATGGCTTTGCCTTTCCAAACAGTGAAACAATAAATGCGATAAGCGCAGCAAGGAAGCTAGGCGCAGCAACGGGCGCGGGTGCGTCACCTATTTCCGCCTCATACTGTTCCGCTAAATCTTCAATATCTTCTGCCTTATCGGTGCCATTAACGACACGACGCGCACCAACGTAATCTTTCTTTGTCTTGTTGACGTAATCGCCCAACTTCTTGCCAGTGAACCAGCCTTCCATGCAGCCGCGCACAAGTATCTTCACAGCTACTTTTGGGTTCATAACGCTATCGGGGTCTGTGGTCAGGTCCATGTCTAGGTTCTTTCCTGCACGCAGATAATTCACCTCCCATGTGATCTGCACATAGCCACGCCCATGCCACGGGTAATATCGCAAATTCTTTTGTCGCCATGCCTCTGAAAGCCAGAAGGCTTCCTCAACGGGTTTCATGGTCAAAGCAGTTTCCCAAAGCGCGGTCGCCAAGATATAGGCGGTCTGCTGGCGCGATAGCCCGTTAGCCCTGCACTCTGCAAGGATTAGCTGCGTGTCGCCAAGGTTAAGGTCAATTTTCATAGCGTATTCCTACCACATTAAAAGCGGATTGTCATATCATGTTTAAGTCCGCCGCGCTCACAGAACATCATCGCCCGCATGGCTGACGTGTCAGTGTAACCCATGTCAGCGCTGTGCTGGTCCATTGAGCAGATAGCGGGAAGTTGAAACCAGCTAAACGCGCCAAACGTATCTTGCCGGGGATTGTGCAAGTGACCTGTGAATAAATACCAGTACCGCGCCAAGCCAAACTCTTTTGGGAAGTTGGGCGGAATGTTTGCCGCCAGCTTCTCCGCCTTAATACCGTGGCCGTGGTGCGCTGCTAAGAACACCTTGCCGCGCTGGTATATCCATGTTTCCCGCTCACTGTCATCGATGGTTACACGTGGCTCATCCTTGTAACGCTGTTTTAAGGCTATGCCTACCGTGTCGGGCGTGTTTGGGTCATGGTTGCCCCTGTTGGACCTGTAGACCACCTGTGCGCTGCGATCTAGGGCCATATCTATCTGCCACGCCTTAGCGGTAACGGATAGTTCTAGGTTCTGGCGGTGTGAGCCTGTCACCTTTAGCCTGTGGTCGCTGCGCGGCGTTGCGTCCTTATCATCATTGGCGTGTGTTAAGTCGCCGTTGTCTAAGATGATTGCCGTTTCGCATGGTGGAATTGCCGCGTGTGTCTGGGAAAACCCGTCACGCATTCTTTCCATAGCAATCTTTGGGCTATAATCCTTGCCGCCCCGATCCGCTGTGATTTCTACGCCAAGGTGAACGTCAGACTGCGGAAAGAAAGCAATCTTGCCAGCCTGTGAATGTTCGCTCTGAACGATTGGCGGGGAAGCGGGGATATGCGAAAACACATCAGCAATGCGCTCTAGGTATTCTTCTGTGAATTGTTCTGGTGGCACAGACCAGCGCACAGTATCAATCTGCTTGCCGTCTTCATCATAGACGCGCCTATGACCGCCCTTTGCCTCGCCAAACCCAAGTCCGGCAGACTGCACAGAATTACGCGCACCATCCGAAAATTCTATGCCGTTCTTTATCGCGGCCTGATATTTCCTATAGATGGATGCATAACTTTCCTTTGGGTTTGCGGCACGTACTGCGGCACGAAACCCGCCATGCTCTTTAACTAGATCATATGCGGCCCGCTGCGCTTCTGTAACTTCGCCCATTTAGCCATCCTGACCAAGCGGCTCTGCAATAATCTCGAAACTTTGCCCATATGCAAAGACACAAGAAACGCCGTCAGGGCGTGTGGCTAACAACGTCCAAGCGCCACCCGCGCTAGAGAAGATTTCAATGAAAAGCCCCTCTGGCGTCATGGCTACAATCTGCTGGCTTTCGTGGTATTTTGTTGTCAGGTCATTGACCAGACTTTGCCGATCCGCGCAGAACTCTTGCGCCGTTGCTTGTGACGCCATCAGCGCCAATGGGAAAACTAGGTATTTCATCGCAGTCACTCCTGTGATCTGTCTATGTCCATTCCAGTCAGTTCGCGCTGGTGAAGTTCCATCATGAACTTCGCGGACCTTTCCGCCGTGTCACGCATCAAAACGTATGCGCGGATAAATGCCATTGTTTCATCAGCCATCATTTCGCGGCCTGCTGGAACGCCAGATTTCACACGTTCTACAATGCGGTCAGCCGTTTCTAAATCGCCAGAAAAGGCGTCAATATCTTGCTCACTAATCATTCTTCACATCCCTCATCATCTGCTCAAGCAAGTCCTTGATAAGATTACCGTAATAGCGTTTCGGGATAATATCAACAACTTTGCCACCTTGCCATATCCGCAGCCCTTCGTCTGTGAAGTCATACGCGGGCGGCGTGGGTATGTTGGCTGCTGCGCTCATCGAATAACGTCCGTAACTGAAACCACCCGGCGCAGAGGTATCACGCCAAACAGCAAAACGCGGCGAGTGTTTGTGATGTAAAAAGGTGGCCCAGCGTCAATGCAAGCAGCAGCCCAATCCTGCAATTCATATCGCACAGTATTGCCTTGGATTTCCTGATAATGGGCAATTTGCCAATCGCCAGAATTACACTCAAACCCGCCTTCATTTATCAGCGTTATTTCTGTTTGCCACTCTGCAGTCACAGGGCCAAGAGGCAACTCCCTTATAAATGTGACTTCGCCTCCCAGAACATTAGTGCTGATTTCTCGGATGAATAAAGAAGACGGGATAGCAAGCCATGCAAAAAACGTAAGCGATGCTAATATTGCAGTTTTGTCCCATCTTCCTAGCTTCATCATACAGCCATGCCACCGTTTACCAAAAACGCGATGCCAGCCAAAACAAGCGCACCGATAACCAGCCGCATTAGCCACTTCACGTTGTCTTTAATCTCATCAACGCCTTGCGATATGTGCTTTTGATCAGCACGTATAACCGCTGTATTGGTTTCGAGTTTCGCCACTCTGTCCTCGATTGTTCTAAATCGTTCTTCTGACAATGCAGCCACCTTACACGTTTCTCATATTGCATTAAATGTGCGCAAAAGTTAGCGCCCTGCCATTGTACATGTATTATTTCTGCACCTAAATGCGTTAAATTTCATACGTCAATAGTGGCCTTCATCGTGCGTATTTAGAAAGCCGCCAATCATGTCCGCCAATTCACGCCGTGACGGATCGCTTGAAGTCTTCCACTTCTTTAGCCGTGGCGTTGTAAAAAAGCTACGGGGAAACTCTCGAAACAACACAGTGCAAATCGTCCAGTTGTGCAGCGTGTTGATGAAAGCAAAGGGGACAAGCCAAATATAAGCTGCCCACTTTGCCCTAGCATCAAGCCAATACAGCAAAGCATAGGAGGCATAAGCTACCGCCATTAATGGCGCTAACAGCAGGAAGGCTAGAACCGTCCAGAAACCGATTAGCTTTGTGTCAGCGGTCATGTTCTAACCAAACACAGCAAAGGTTATCACTGCGGCATCAGTTGGGGCGTTGGATGATGCCTCTGTGATAACAAATCTGAAAGATGTGGTACTTAATGAGTACGGCAAAAGTATAGTTCTATTAGATGGTGTTGTGTTTATGTCATCTACGCCCTTTGCTGAGCCAATCACCGCATAGTTTGCGCTGGTCATTGCTGTAGTAAAGTTCACCTGAAACGTGCCTACGCCTAAATCTGTAATACTGGCGACATTCCCGCTACCAGATACAACTGGCGTTCCCGATGATGCATCCACCAAACCCCAAGCGCGGCAAGCAAAAATAGGCGCAGTGCCTGTTGCGTTTAACTGGTTTGGTATTTCATCAACCACGTATGCCGTTGTTGCAACCTGTGTGGTGTCGGTCCCTGTCGCTGCTGTTGGTGCCGCTGGAACGCCTGTGAATGTCGGGCTTGCTGTCGGTGCTTTGGCGTTTAGCTGCGTTTGAATGTTAGAAGTAACGCCGTCCGTATAATTCAACTCTGTTACAGTCGCCGTGATGCCGTCCAGTGCGTTTAACTCCGTAGCCGTGGCCGTAACCGCTGACACATCAAGCGTTGCGCCGTCCAACAAGTTGATTTCAGCCGCCGTGGCAGTCAGGCCAAGATTGACCAAAGCTGCTGATGCGCTTACAGCACCCGTACCGCCCGCAACAATAGGCCGCGCTGCGTTTGCATCTGACACAAGGTCAGCGAGTGGCGTATTCAGGTCAGACGCATCTGACGTATCGCCGTTTGTGATTGTGCTACCGCCCGGAAGGCTATAGACGCCGCTACCGTTTCTTGGCATTTACTGTCTCCTTATAATGTTTTGGGCGCTAGGCATTAGTTTGCGCACTATATCACGTTTTCTTGCTTCTGTATCATCTTCGCCTATTGATGCCAACGCGCCTGCTGTGGGCGATGCATTAGCCGCGCTTAGATTGCTTAGATGCGCAAACTCTGGGTCAAAGCGGGCGAAGTCGCTACGCGCTGTGGTAGGGTTTGTTATCGAAAAACTTGTGCCAGTTTCGGGCAATGGCCGCGTTTTGTTCGCCCTTGAGAAGATGTTAGGCCCAATATCAACCACGTTATTTATGCGCAAACCATCTAAGCCCTGCTCGTTGGCCGCTCTCGCTGCGTTGTCAGTGCTGGCCCAGCTTTGCCAATCTTCATAAATATCGCCAAACTTCTGAGGCCGTGGTTCATTTGGGTTTAGCATACGCGCTTGCTGGTTCCCGTCGCCCCATGCGTTATTTTCCCAATCAGTCACGCCATAGTTTTGCGTCCGCAATCTAAGTGGGTAAGTGGCCTGTGTGCCGTCAAAAACACTGCCATTGTAAGTTGCCGAAATATCAGGGTCATCAGCGGCCCAAGTGCCAGTGTCATATGTCTTTCCGTCCGCCATTTCAGGGTCAAGCCTGTCGTACCCGCCGCGCCCGCCATGAAAAGCACCAGTATTAAAACCAGCCGCCAGCCTACGCGCGTCCCTGCTATCAACGTCCATTGGCAGCGGCGTTTCGTTAAACATCACCTGCGGGTCAGCCTGCGCCATCATGTCGTCGGTCACTTCGCTTGCACGTCCAGCAGCACGCATGTCTAAAATGCGGCGTGCCATTTGCTGTGAAGGTGTTAGCGCATCACTAGCAGCCGTGGCGAGTAAGCCGCCGCTGGTGTCGGCGTTGGCAAGCATTTGCATATCGCCAACGTCTATTTGATCGCTGTTGAATGCCATGCGAACAGTTCCCGGCGTTGATCTGCCGTTGTTATTGTAAGCATCGCGGACGTTAGCCACATCAACAGCGTCAAAACCCAGACTTTGCGAAACTGCGCTAAGGTCATTGGTGGACAGCTTGCCATCACTGCGCGGAGCGACAATGTACCTATTGAGCGCATCTTCTATGTCCGCGTCAGGAATGCCCGCCTCACGAAAGCCTTTTTTTACTCGGTCCAAGTCAATGCCGCGAAAGTCTGCGCCGCCCGCGTTTATGTCCAGAATGCGCTGCGGGTTTGACCGCATGGATACAATAGCAGGCTCTGCGTTTTGATAATCAAAAGCCCTAGTGTCGTCTGCATAGGTTGCCGCCATCTGTCTATCCGGCGTAGCAAATACAGGCTTATTCACCCTTTGCTGCTCTAGCAGATTTGACCTAGCAATAGTTAAGTCAATGCCCTCTGGTGTGGATGGCCCAACCTCGTCAATTTGCTGACCAAGCCTGCGCCATGCGTCTAGGTCTGATATTCTCTGCGTTCCCTCCGTCATCTGATCGAATGCGCCCGCAGTGCGAAGGCCGCGTACATCAGGTGTGCCGTGGAACATATCCTTTTCATTTAGCGCCAAGCCCATGCGCAAAGATCCCCGTGGCGCAACAGCAGCACCACCGCCCGTCATAGCTGCGCCCGCAGTGCCTAGCGCCTCAAGTGCCATGTCGCCTTGTGGGATAAGCCCCTGTGCCGCTGCCATAGGTGCGTCGATAGCCTGACCGCCGCCTTGCAGCGCCCCTAGCAAGCCCGCTGTGAGTGAAGGCTGCATAGACCGCACAGCGTCCATTCCAGTCGCCCCTGCGTCTTTCGTGAACATGCCGCCCATGACAGACTTGCGCCCGCCTGCGTCAGCCTCTTGCCGTGCAGTAGCCGCAGCCTCGTTAAGTGGTGCCATCGGGCTATTCGCGGAACGATACTGCCGTTTCAGGTCGTCAATGCGGTCCTGTGGCATACCCTGCCCGCGCAATTCCTCAAGAGCGCCCAGAAACTGCGCGTTAGGCATGTCAAAAATGCTTGCAGATTGGCTAGCCGCTGGATTACGCGCCGCCGCTGCTGCCTGCTGTCGCTGTCTTGGTTCTCTCTCCATCGCGCTTTACCTTGACATTTCGGGCTGTAATGCTGAAATAAAAGATATGGATATTTCAGTTATTCTTTTAGCAGTCCTGCTCGGAAACTTCATCACAGCGGCATTTGTCTGGAACCTTAGACAGATTGCTGCACCCGTGCCGCCGTTGTCAAATCTTGCCGCGTTGCTTTTCATTTTTGCCGTCATTGCGGTAATCGCCTACGCAGCGCATCAGTCACTGTCGGCAGTCCCGTAAACCCTGCGCCAGTTATGGCTCGGTTTGTTCCGCGCCCTACGTTTGCCCGCATTGGGTTTGCGCTCAAGGCTTGAACGATAGACGATAAGTTTTGTGCGCCGCCGGGGCGTGACAGCAGGTCGGCAAGTTCACCTTTAACATCGTCAGACAATCGCGCGACAGAGGCAGGGTCAGACCCTAGCGCACGCTGTCCTAATTCACGCGCACTTTGAAGCGGCTGGAGGCTGCGAACCGCGCCGGGCGCTACTTCTTCGCTAATCATCTGGTCTGCTGCCATGCGCGGCTGTGTGGCGCTGTTAGATGCTACGCCGGAACGTAAACGCAATGCAGCGCCCGCTTCATCAAGCTGTTGTGAAATGGCGTCGAACTGATCCCCGAATAGCGCCCGCATCTTTTGCTTAGAATTGGGGGACGAAAGGTCGCCAAATAGCTTCATAGCTTGCCGCGCGTCAACGTTCTGGTCTGTTGCCGCCGCGCGAACATTGCCCATAATATGCTCAATCTGGCCCATTACGCCTTCACGCATTGCCCGCAATTCTGCTGGCGTAGCGTCTGCAATGGCCTCGCTGATTTCCTCGACTGTCGTATTGGGGCGCAACAGTGATTGACCAGTTCTGACCGCTGCGCGTCCGCGAATATCTGTTGACGCTGCACTTAGCGCCTCATCGTAACCGGGGACAGCATCAGCAAGAGCGCCGCGCAAGTCACGCGCAACACGGTTTGCAAACTGCCCTTCTGACGACATAGCGCCAGTGATAGCGTCTTTGCTATCCTCAGCCACTTCATCAAAAGCCCGCTTTATGTAATCCGCCATCATGGTGTTTGGCATTTCGTCAAACGTCACAGACCCATCGTCCGCAAACCGCGCCATAATCTGCTGATCTGGGAACCCGTCATAAATCATTCTGTCTTGCGCTTTTTTAACAGCGTCACGCACCATTCCGCGCGGTGCGCGTGTTAGAATATCCTCTACGGCCCGCCCCTCTGGCGTGTCGTAGTTTATTGGTGTGTCGTATGCTTTTTGATATAACGGGTTGATAGTCGCCCGCGCCCCTGTCCTGCGTGCCGTCTGGTTCGCAACGGGTGGCATTCTTGGACCCTGCTGACCGCCCGCAAGAGCGTCAACGACATTGTAATAGGACTGGCTGGCCCGCTGGTCTACGCGGCCCCGTGCAAGTGCAGCACCCGGCGCAGGGTTGCGCATTGTAGCATCAAGCATTCCTGCCGTTCCGGGCGTTGCGTCTGCAAGCATCGCTGATGGGCCAGAGCGTTGCAGCGTTGCAGCCATATCGTTTGGGTTTCCCTCGCCAATCAATCGACTAGCAATGCGGCCTGTTTGCGGGGAAGCGTTTAACGCCTCACCAATAGACCTCCCCACCGCCGAATTTCGTGCAGCACCCTTTACGCCGCGCACCAGTTGCGAACCTAAAGCACCCGCAGCAGGTATTGCACCGCCAAGAACGCCGCCGATAGTTGCGCCCATAGCGCCTGACTGCACGCGGTTGTTTACGTCGCCCTCGCCTTCCATAAAGCCCTGCGTAGCGCCCGCGCCCGCGCCTAAACCAAGGCCGCGCCCAATGGCACGCATAACCGTAGGGGCTTTGGCTACAGCGCCAACTCCAGCAAAGGCAGGGATAATGCCGCCAGACAAGTCAGCAGAAAGCCTGCCAAAGCCTGACATGTTTTCTTCGTTTTCGCGGTATCGCTCTAGTTCGCCCTCATAGCTACGGCCCGGCAACAGACCAGTAGCCGCCGCCGATGCCTCATCGCCAACCACGCCAAGGGTTGCACTTTCACCCGCTCGGTTTAGCCAAGTGCCAACGCGCTCACCAAATGAGTTTACGCCATCATCGGGGTTGCCGATGATATTATCATAAACTGCATCTTTGAACGTGCGTTCCTGTGGGGGTGCTGGCTGCGCTTCGGGCGATGCTGCCAGCCTTGCGCGGGCTTGCGCTACAGCCAAAACGCGCTTTTGCTCTTGCGTTAGTTCTGCCATAGCGCTTTTTCCTCTGGTGTCATTACTGCCCATATAGCGGGGTCAATGCCTTCTGGAACATTTGCTGCGTCTGTATCGCCGCCCGCATCAGGCCCACCTACCTGCTCTGCAAAGGCTTCTGGCGTTGGAATGTGCAGGCTTCCGCCGTCACTCGGCGCACCAAGAGCATTATTTACAGCGCGGCTGTACATTTCACGCATCTGCGCCTTAAACGCAACCGTCTGCGGCGTGTCGCCCGGCTGTGCAAAGTATGTCTTTATATTGCGCTCAATTTCAGGCTGCGTTGCTGCTGCGCCCGTAGCAATACGCAAAGCACCCTCGGCCCATGCCGATGCGGCTGTTTGGTACATTTGGTATTCTGGGCTTGTAAAATAGTTTCCCGCAATTGGTATCCGCGCCTTAGCCGGGTCGCCAAGGTTTGCAGGGTTAAACTGTTCTTCAAGCGAAAGAAGGACAGGCTGCGTTTCCGTTTGCAGCGTCTGAAACAATGTCAGCTTGCTTTGGCCTTCCGTAAGGTTAGGATTACCGCCCGATCCAGTTGTTCCGCCCTCTGGAATAGGTGCCGGGTCCCAGACCCTAGTTTCTGGGTTCCATTGCACCAAAACCTCTGACCCGTCATCCAGTGTGACGTTTTTGGTCGTTGGCACTTCTGGTTTAGGCGGGTCCGCAAGGTCTGCGATGACTTGCGGCTGACCGTTTTGCATTGTCACAATTTGGTCGTTGATAACTTGTGTATTCGCCCATGGGTCCGCTTGCGGATTGCGCAACGCTTCCAATTCCAACTGCGCCCGCTCCATTTCAAGCGCCCGCATTGGGTCTTGGCCTTGCATGTTCTGCTGCAACAGGCTTTGCAATACCGCTGACTTGGCAGGGTCTTGGCGAATGTATGGGTTGCTTAGAAGTTCAACAATCTGCTGTGTGCTGACGTTAGGACCGCCGCCTTGACCGCCTTGTGTGGTGGGCGCGCCGCCTGTGTACTGCGCCTCACGCTTGGCCCTGTTGACCTCTGCAGGACGTAGAAAATCATTAACGATAGCAGCCGCCGCCGTTGGCGCATCGCGCGAAGACATAATGTTTTGCGCAGCGTTGCTTTCTGAGCCTTGCAATTCTTGCATGAGAAAATCCATTTGCAGGTTTTCATCATTCACTGGCATTCCGCGCTGCTGCGCGAACGCTTCAAGTTCCCTGCGCCGTGGTCCTGTCCACTGTGCAAGCCCAAAGCCACCGCGCGAACCCGGAACAGTTGGCTCAATCTCATTGATACCAGCGTCAAGGCCGCTTTCGTCTTGGAAGTTCATCACAAAGGCGTCTGCAACGTGTGGTGGCAGCCCGCGCTCGGTTAGACCTGCGCGAATGCGTCCAGCCGCGTCTGTCGGATTATTCGGCGTGCGCCCGATAGCCGCCATTGCGTCATTGCCTAGCAAGTCGCCCTCTGTCGGCAGGGGTGCTGTCGATACGGGCGGGGGTGCTGCGCTGTATGGGGGAGGCGTAGCAGCAGACGAACCGCCACCGTTAAAGCCGCCGCCAAATGTGGTGTTCCACAAGTCCTCGCTCTCGGCCCGCAAAGCATCATCGCGCTTGTCAGCCTTGCGACCGATTAAAGCGCCGCTGATTTGCTTGGCAAACGAACCAATGCCTTCACCGACATTGCGCGAACGCCCAGAGCCTGCCATAAGCTGATCTGCTATTTTGCGATTTCGCTGGACCTGCTCGTATGTCATTCCAGTGTCGCCGCCGAAAATGAAACCTGCCATTATGCAAGAGCCTCCAAGTAATTCACCTCTGCATATCCATCACGAATAATGACCGCGTGCGGTTTGGTCTTAATAACCTCTTGCGCCATCAAGCCAACTTGAGGCGATGCGCTGCCAAGATAGCGATATTCATAGACGCCAGGGCCGTTGATTTCGCCTGTGCGTACAATGTCTGATTTTAAACGCGCGTCAGATGCCATAATAGCTGCGCTGCCCAACGAGCCACCAGCGTCGAACAATCCACCTAACAGGCCGTTACGGCTCTGCTGGTTTTGCTGCCAAGCGTTCATCTGCTGCCCGTAAGCGTTGTTAATTATTCCAGCGTTATCCGTTGTAGCGGCCTGTGCAGGCTGCGCCATGCTAACGTTTGGATTGGAAACCTGCGAACCAGACAACAGCGCCGTGATTTGGTTAATCGGTTGGTTGACCTCGGCCAAAGCCTGACCGCGCCCAGACAGCATAAGCTGGTTATAGGCGTCATTGCGGCCTTGCGACATATTCGTCATTTCGCGGTTGAAAGCCTCGGAACCCGGCGTAATGCCCTGCTGCGCAAGACGTGACCGCAAGTCGCTTTCCTGCTGCTGAAAACGCGGGTCTAGCCGCTGTGACCCCATATCGTACAGCTTGCTGTCGATTTGGTCTGTAACAGCCTCTGTGCCGGGTAGGTAGCTTTTCAGAAAATCGGAACGCTCGTTGGCCGTGCTGGCAAGGTTTAGCTGCGCTGCTTGGTTCTGCGCCTGAATAGCTTGCTGCTCTGGCGAAAGCGCGGTTGTGGCCGTGTACTGTGGCAAGTCATACGTTTGCCCGGTGTAGGGGTCAGTATAAGACTGTGTGCCTGTCGTTTCATAGGTTAGTGATCCGTCAGGCGTTACCTGATTGACCATGCCCATTGTGTTGTTCGCAATGGCCGTGCCGATGTTGGTGCCAGTTTGCGCCGCTGATGTTTCCATCGGATCGGGTGGCTTGGGTGCTGATGGTGCGCACATTTTTAAAACTCATATGTCATTAGGTTTGCTACATCTTTGAAGCCCATACGTCTCCAAATTTTCGCAACCCTCAAGTCCGTGACAGGAGTGATGAGTATGCGCTTGACGCCTCTAGCGTCTAAATCAGCCATAATATACTTTACAAGCGTTTTGCCGATGCCGTTTCTATGCTCTGGCATTATATACAAAACGTCCTCAGATGCAATGAAATCCCCATTATGCATGTCATTTGTCAAATATACGTTTGCATGACCAACGGCCACGCCGTCTTTTCTAACAACATAATTTAACAGCCACCCGTCTTTGAATGACTGAAAATACTGCTCAAGGCGCGGGTTGTAGTCGCTAACTGTCAGGCCGTCGCTTTCAAGCCTTGCTTTCATTTCAGCATAGTGGCTGCGATAATTCGGCTCTAATTCGTCATAGTTCAAATCGCCGCGCTCTAGGTTTATTTCATAAGTCACAGCGCATACCCCCGCTCACTGCGAACCCGCATCATTAGGATTTCCACATCAGGCTTGGTTGTCTCGTTGCTGGTGAACTCAACAGCAGGGGCTAGGGAATACCCAACAGCATAGGCCGATTGCCACGTTGTGAACGTCGCGGGCGTTCCTGTGTCACCCCAAACGAATGTCCCCCATACGCCCGTTCCCCAAGTTGAAAAACTGCTATTCGCAATCGGGCTAGGAGCGTCTAATTCCGTCACGTTGTAATCTGACATAGCGTCTAGGGTTACAGGAATCTCTGACACAGCCCTGTAGGTAATGCCAACAGCGTTAGCGGCCCGCACTTGGTCAGATGGGCTAAACTTGCCGACATACTTGCAGGTATAGGACGCGCCGTCATCAAGCCCGCCGTTGTCTGCCTTGAATATCTTGCCCGTGTTGTCTGCAAAATAAAGCTGATCTGCGACAACGATAGTTGACCGCACGTCCCAACCTGTAAACCGCGCCCATGCGCCAGTTCTGGCGTTAGCTGCGAAAGACACGTTAAGCCCGTCAACCTTGGCGGGTGTGCCGATCAAGAGCAGGGTTTGCGACTGCCAAAGAGACACAGAAATGGGATAAGAAATTGTGCGGTTTGCGATTGCGGATTTCCATGCGTCCTCGATCGGATAGGAAATAGCTACGGTTTGCAGCGCCGCCCGGTCTTTTTTCAAAGCCTCGGAAATGGGGATAATGCCATCTTCGGTCAGCACAGCCAAATCGCCGCCCGCCCTGAAATGCCCATGCTTATTTAACGGCCTGCCGATTTCATAGACACCCACAAGCGACCATGTGGAAACGCTGGAAGGGTTCGAGCCTTCATACACGGCCACCTCGCCCTGATCTGATACAAACAAGCAAACGTCATCCATGCCGGACCCGCTATCCAGTGACCATGTTGCACCGAATAAAACGGAACCGCCGCGCCCGAATACTGAACCCAACGGAAACTCTAGCGCCGCGCCGCCGATGCTTTCTGTCGGCAAATACCAGACATTAGCGGTGTCCTTTTCAACAAAGAAAAAGCGTTCTTTGAAGTTCCAAACCTGCGATAGTGTAGACGTATCAACGCCCGTTATAGCTACAGTGGACCCCGCAGCCGATACACCGTCCTCTGTTGCTGAACCTGTCGCCGCGTCGGTGATTGTCTCATTATCCTGAAACGTGCCTGTAATAGCCCCTAGACGCAATGTGCCAGCCGTTGTGCTGGTCTTTGTGACGCCAAGGATTTCCGCTGTCGCGCCTGACGTGCCGCCCGTTAGTGTAGAGCCAACGGTAAATGCACCAGTCTGCGCATCAAACCCAAGATCAAAGATAGCTTCATCTGTAATCGGGTTGAAGTTTGACCCATCCCAATAGTGGACATAATCGCTACCATTGGCGCAGACCATAAATTGCCCGCCCGCCGTGGCTATCTGCCCGAATGTCCAATCGCCTGACGTTAAGCCCTCAACATCGCCAAAGGCATTGCTGCCGCCGCCTGAAATGCGGTCAACGTCAAATATGGCCGTTTCTGTGCCTGCAAAGAAGTCATCAACGCCACCAGATGAATAGTGCATCATGCGGACAGCCGCCGCACCAATATCTGCGTGTTCAGACGCGCCGCCACGCATCCTTGCACCCTGTGCTGTCGGAATGAAGTTATCAAGCACTTCTGCCTGATCCATACCAGCCGTCACAATGTTGCCGGACTGAACCCAGCCGCTAGACGGCGCGGGGAATGTCTCGGTTGATGTAACCTGTGCGCGTGAATTTCCAGCCCTGCGCATCATGTTAAGAACTCGGTATAAATGCAGGAATTAAGTCTTGCCAGCGCACGTCTTTATCGGGTTCACCAAAGTTCACAACGCGCCGCCCTCGGCTATCATTAGAAAGCCGCGCCATTAACGCTTCATATTCGGCATATTTGTCTTCATAGGGCAGGCCGCGACGTTCACGAAAGCGCCACACCACGCCAACCTCGACAACACGTCTAGGAAGCAGCAAAACGTCATCTAGGTTTGCCAGCATATCGCCAGCCGTGCCGCCGCTTGTCGCCATCCAATTCTTAGAGATATAGGACAGCTTGATTTCGGACCCGGTGCCGGGGGCGTTGTAAATATCAACCGTGAAATTGCCGTCATAGCCCTGAACGCGATAATACTTGATTGCACCCGCCGCACCTGTGTCGGTCAGCATTGTCCACTGTCCCGTATTGGTAACAGGGATGCACGGTCGGTCCTGATCTACGTCATACAGGGCCAATTCGTCGCGCTGTGTGCGTTTGAAGTCAGCAGGCAGGGTGAATGTCTCGGACCCGTCTGCGTTTGTTGTACCAGCGCCGCCTGTGAGTGTGGTTTGCTGCCCAATCGGGCTTGCAAGGTCCAAGCGGTCTGCAATGTCGTCAACAGCTTCCAGCAGGAAATCGTCGCGGATTTCCAACTGGTCCTTTGTTGTGGCCGTAACCCATGAGGACGGCGTAGCAACGCTAGTTTGCCTAGCGATGCGGTCTAGTGCTGCTACAACCGTTGTCATTTATGCGGCCTCTGTTTCTTGCTTTGGCGGGCGTCCGCGCTTGGGTTTGTCTGCCTTGGCGTTTTTCATGCTTTCTTCAAGCATTTCCGCCATTGCGTCCATCTTTTCCTGCATTTCCAAGATTTTCGCGTCTTTCTCGGCAACCTGCTCACCGTCCAGCCATGAAGCGGCTAGGGAAGGTAGTTTGCGTGCATTCGGGAAACGTAGCTTTTCAACTGTCGCCTCGCCCATGTCGCGCACTTCTTCAACAGTGCGGACGCCAACGGAACGCATGAACTTTGCCTGTTCTGCCGTTACACCCGACCACGCGCTAAGAGGCGTACCATCATCAGGCAATTCCTGCCCGTTTTTCCATGCGGCATAAGCAGGGCCAATAATCGCCCATTTGGCAATCATGTCCTGATACGTCGCAGAACCAGCTTTATCCGGCTCAATATCATCATCGGGCTTGATTTTAGCCACGCGGTGCCATGTCTGTGTCTTCTCAAATTCAGCACCAAGCGGAGCAATCAAAACCCATTCGATAGGGTCTTTGGCTGCGCGGTACTCTGTTTTAAATTCCATTACTCGGATCATATCGTCCCTGTCTTTCATTTCAGAGGGGGTTAGTGGCAGGGCCATGACAGCCCTGCCGTTTTAGCTTACCAAGGGAAATCGCAGACAATCTTGTTTGTGGCAGCGTCATCGACTTGCGCACAAATGTGGTCTGTTTCCGCTGCTGTCGCTAGGTCAAGCGTACCGTCGCCAGCGCCCGTTGGTGTCAGGCTGTCGCCATTTGCACCAGCGGTCAGAGCGATCGACAACGTTGCTGGACCTTTGATTTGAACCCAGCAATACTCCTGATCAGCGGCGGCGGCTTGCAGAACGCCTGCGCCCACGCCGTTGGTGTCAGAAACATCAGAAGTGACAATGAACGTGCCATATGCCCCTGTGCCGTTGTAGTAGGTAACTTCACCCGCTACGCCCGCAACTGCTGCCGTGCCAGCATCATACTGCACGAACTTGTAAACTTTGCCGCCTGTACCCCAAAACACATCACCCAAGCCCGGCGTTTTGCCTTCGTCCAGTGACGTGAATGTTTGGTCCAGATCAGCACCAAGACAGATACCCATAACAAATATCCTTTCTTATGCTGCGTCGAACAGGATACCCTGCCGTGCGCGATTGGTTGTGATGACGTTGCCCATCCAGTACATCGGAATAACAACAGCATCTTGGTTCACAGGCTTTTTGTCTGTGTCGGCTGTCCACTGTGCCTCTTTATGCTGAACAAGGTACATGTAGTCAGTGTTCAGGAAGTAGGCTTTTTCATCAGTGGTGCCAAAGTTGGTGTTGTCGTCAAACACAACGTCCGCAGACTTGTACTTAAGCGTTTCAAAACCAGCGTTGGCAAGGTCAGATGAAGCGTAACGCTGCAACTGCTGTTCGCCCAACTCATAGAGCGAATACAGGTCATGCGTAGCCACGATCAAGTTTGGCTTGTCATTCCCGCGAACTGTGGACAACCACAGAGCGTTCATGTCGGCCTTCATTGAAGCGGCGTTTGCAACGGAAGGTGACGCGGCGGTATCGGTGCCTGTCATTTCCTTGAACTGGTTGCGCCAGAAAGCGTAGGTCGCTGCGTTAATGCCGCCAACTGTACCCTGACCGTTGGTCTGGATGATGTTGGCAAGACCGCCAATCTGGTTAGACAAAGCGCCGTCAGAATACACGTCAATAGACATGTTGTTGGCTGCTGTGTTCATCGCGTTTTTCTTACGCGCTTGGACCAAATTGATCATAGCCTCTTTACCGCTGTTCATGCGGATTTCGCGGCCAGATGCTGTTACGTGCAGAGCAATTTGCTTCCACTCGTACTTAGCAGAGGTCAGAACGTCACTTGCAGACGTATCAAGGTTTTCATAGCCTTGGTAACGCTGATAGGTGCCGTTTTCTGCATACTCAAGCGGCTCTTGGATTTCGTATCCACCTGAATAAACTTTGATTTTGTTTTTGCGCTTTAGAATGTTCATAAGCGCATTGTGTTCACTGACGTTATCAGCAACTGCGGTCCCGCTGCGGCGCAGGGTCGTAGTTACCATTTCAGTGAACGTTGCGGATGGAGTTGCCATCTTTCGTGTCCTTTATGATTGCATCTTGTCATAGGCGCGGGATAGTTCTTCGGCTTCCGTAAGCTTCCGAGTGTTTCCTGTCGCTGTTGACTTGATGTTAACTGATTTGGCTTTACGTGCTGCTTGCGTTTTTTCAGGGTCTGCCGCTGGTCTGGCCGTTTTATTGGCGGGACTGTCTTGCGTTGCCTTATTCGCGTTTGGCACAAACTTGCCTACGGCAAGGTCGTAAGCCTCTTGCAACACGTCCTGTGGGGAGGCGTCGGGCGAAGTGGCTTTGATGTATTGTATAGCATTTGGCATGTGTTCTTCAACCAAATTCCAATGTTCCGCATTTTGCGAAAACTGCTCAACAGACGATTGCACACTTGCTGTCGTCGTGAATTGCTCCATTTGACCGCGAAGATACTCTGGGTCTGATACCTGTTGCAGTTGGCGTTCCAGCTTTTGAATGTGCTGCTGTAGCTGATTATTAGCCATAGACCCTTGGTCCGGCGTCTGCCCGGCAAACAACTTGCGCAGAGGTTCTTCTAGGCGGTGCTGCTTAATCAGGCTTACCATTGTCTCGACGGGCTTTGTCGAAAAGTCGTTGCTAATCTTAGCAAGCTGCATGACTTCCTGTGCCACGTCTTTAGGCGACATGTTCGCCAATGCGGGTAGGTCCTTTACCGCTTGGCCTAGAACGTCTTGTATGGGCTTAATACCCTGCACCAGACGCCCTTGCTCGGCCAACTGACGCCCCATCTTGCGATGGCTTTCTAGGATTGCGCTTTGCGCTCCCTCTGGAATGTCTTTCCAAGCATCGCGCACTGACTTTGGAAGGTCTGTTGGGACCTCAACTGCTGGCGTGTCGTCTTCTTCGGCTTCTTCGCCGTCATCGGTGTCGGTCGCCTCGTCTTCGCTTTCTTCTGCCGTTTCGTCACTGTCGGGTTCGTCAGCTTCGGTTTCGGCAACATCATCAGCGGGCGTTCCCTTTTTGTTCTGTGGCTTTTCTGCAACGTCTTCCGATTGCAATTCATCCCAAACGTCATTCAACGCCTGTTCTTCGCTAATCTCTGCTGGTGCTTCATCAGCGACTTGCGGGGCGGTCTGTGCCTCATCAGTCGCCAGTGCTTGCGCAGTGGCTTCAATGGTCATTGGTTTTAGTCCTCTTTGCTGGTTACTTTAACAGATGCTCAACGCCACGCTTTTTGGCGAACTTTTCGTTTTTGAACCCGCGTGGCTTGGACCCTGTGAAGTCGTTAGCATCTACGCAGTTATTTTTATCAAGGTCATACTTGCGGGCGCGGCGTCCCTCGACCCATGTGCCGTCAATCGGGCTTTGATAGCCGGGCAGGTCGCTAAACGTCTTAGGCGTCTGCAATGGCCGTGCTTTTTCCTCTTGGTTCAGCATCGGCATTCCGGTGTCTTTATCCACCATGCAGTTATGTTCGCGGTCATAGATATATTTCGCCATCAGGTTGCCGCATTCTTATATTCGATAATGTCCATTTCGGTCTCAACAATCGTGTTATTTGTATCAGTCTCGCATTCCATCCAAACAACGTCTGTGGGGTCTACCCGCAATCCAACGGGGAAATCACGCAGGGACTTGTTGTCAACGCTAGCATCAAGCCGAAAACGCCTGATTTCATAAACTGAATTTGTCACGTTTGGGTTGAAAACCTTTAGCCGAAAGGTGACGCGCGGCGATGAACCGCCTGAAAGCTTCAAAACGCTGACGTTTATGCTTTTGATCAGGGCCGAATGACCCGCCTGATTAAAATAGATAGCCTGCTGCGTTACGCTTTTCCCTGCTGGAATTTGCGCTTGGTTGCTGCCGCCTGTTGTCGCTGTAACGTTAATATCGCCCGCGTTTTTCTGGCCAGTGCCAGATGAAAGAACCACGATCCTGTTTATCCCTAGCCACGTAGACGTAGTGACCACATTGGTCGTGCCGTTCAGTGTGACAAAATCAGACTGTGAAAGTCTATCTGACCCAATGCCGGATATGAAAAGCGTTCTTGCCCCCGTCCCTGCTGCCGTGTCCGCTGTGCTTGTTGAAACGATGGTGAGCGTCGAAGCCGTTGTTAGTGGCGTAAATGTGCCGCCAAATGACGCGACAACCTCCGATGCGCCACTATCAATGTCATCATTAAAGCCAAACTTTAGATTTGCAACTAACCCTTGGCGCAAGTTCAGTGCAACTTCATCGTGGAAATCGGTCGGTCGAACCACCGTTGCATCAAAGTCGTTTGAAAGCGTCCCATCAACGGGAGCATTCAACTCCGTAAAGTCGCCAATCATTGCTTGCAGTCTGAAATATGTCTGCGCATCATCGCCGTTTGTGAACACAATGCGCATGTATTGGCGCGTATTTGTAAACCTGTGCGGCGGGTTGATTTCGCCGACGCGATAATACCGTGTCAGTGAACTATCCACATTAACGGCGTCGGGCGAATATTGAACTGCATATGAACCGTCAGCATCAGTGGCCACAGCAATCATCGTGCTGTTGTAGCCGCTAACGTCCAGCCACTCGCCAGTGAACACGCCAGCAGCCCCCAACTCAACCGTGCTGCTGTTGGTGCTGTCTACCGTGTTAAGCATCAGGAAAAGTTCCTCAAGCATACGGTTAAGGTTGTCTTCAAACAGACGCCCAGCACCGCGATTAAGTGGGATATACGGCATTCAGCCACCGCCTTAGTACAGGGCTGTAATGTTTGTCGCGGTTGTCGCGGCCATAACGCGGGTAACACGCAGGGGCAGGATAGCGCCCGCTACAATGCCTGTCATGGTCACTGTGGTGTCTGGTGCGTTAATCATGCGTACTGCCACGTCACCAGCGCCGCCAACAAGCAAACCACGCGCACCAGTCAGGTCCGTGCTGTCGCTTGCCGTCACCGCTACAATTCTGTCTGCCGGGTCTGAATAAAACATTCTTAGTCTCCTATGCGCACTGCGCGTTCTTGGTCAATTTCTAGTTCAATCTCTGCTGCCTTCGCCGCCGCATCAACTTCCGCCGTTGCGCCTTTGATTTCAACTTCCTGCTGCTTCAAGCCCAATTCAGCCGCAGCCTTATCGCGCTCAAGTCCCATCTTTTCAGTGTCCAGCTTTAGCTTTTCCATTTCAAGCATGACTTTGGCCTGCATGTTCATAAACTCGGCCTCCATCTTTTTCTGATCCATCTGCAATTTCTGCTGTTCCATCTGCAACTGCGCCTGCATCGCCTGTTCTTCTGGGCTTGGACCCTCTTGGCCTGCCTGCTGCGCCTGTTCCTCTGCCATCTGTGCGAACTGGTCAATGGCGTCTTCGCCTGCCTTGCCTAGATTGAACTGACGCGCAAATGAGGCGTACATCTTCGCCAATGGCGCTGCTGCCGCTGGTGCCGATGCTACAACGGGCTGCATGGTACTAAAGAACTGCGCTGTGCCTTGCAGGAACGCTGACATTTCGCCACGGCTCTTGGTCATGTCCGCCCGCACTGTACTGTCGCTCTCTACGTCAATGCGGTAGTGATCCATCGGCTTCTGCAACAGTTGCTGCGCCTCTGGTGTGATTTCCTCACCCGTAATCTTGGCAAGTGTTTCGATGCTGAAATGCTTAGAAATGATTTCGGACGTAATCAGGAACAATTCGCGTACCTGACGTTCTATCATCCGCTGCATTTTCTTGACGCGCAATGCGCCCCACTCGGTCTTAATCTGCTGCGCTGTCGCTGTTTCGGACGCGGCACCCTGACCACGGATAATGTCAGAAATGCCTGTGATTTCGTAAATGGCCGCTTTGGTCTGTTCGCGCTGGACATAAAGCTGCTGCAACACGCGCACTGACTGCTCAATAGGCCACCACATGATAGCTTTATCAAGCCCGCCTGCCGCTGCTAGGTTTTCGATGTTCGCAATCGGCACAAGTTCATTGTCGCCAACGTCAGACATTAGTTCCACGGCCTCGGCGTCAGCAGCGATAATGCCGCGAACCTTCAAGCCCTTCATAATTGCGTTGATGCGCTTTGTGGCTACGTCCAACTCTACCGCCAGCTTTTCATAGATAGCGTAAGGCGTGACGGGAATGCGCTTGCCTGTGCCTGTGATGGGCTGGACAGGCGATGCAACGGGGAAGAACTGCGACAGACCAAGCGGATCATCGGATATGCTGACGACTTCGCCGCTCACATCAACGACAAAATAAACCTTGCCTGTCTCTTTGCACCAGATTTCCCAAACGGTGCAGTCCTTATCTTCGTCTACCTTGTTTTCGTCTTCATCATACATCGCCTCTGTGATTTCGTCTTGCTCAAGACGTTCACGCTCGGTCTGTGTGATTTCGTGGCGCATCGCAATCCACGGCACGTCCTTCCAACGCTTTGCCGGGCCTTCGCGGTAATCACGCCAAGAAACGGTTTCGTATAAAACGCGCTCATTGACCATGCGGGCGGGGGATACTTCCACCTCAACCTGCTCCAGCATCTGTTCGCCAGTCACGGGGTCAATCACAATCTGGTCAACGATTTCCATTTGCGCTGGTTCTTCGTCAGCCTCAAAGCGAATACGGACAATGCCGCGTCCAGCCATGAACGCATCCTGTGCGCTACCCTCGACCTCGGCATCCATTGCGCTATCATCAACCTGCGTCTTGATTGCCATTTCAAGCAGATTGGCAACGTCCTTTAGGCCGGGGTCTGTCGCGTTGTTGTGGCGCGGGCGAATGTCAGGGGATGGGCTGGAGTTAAAGATGCTAGGGACAATGGTTTCAACGTTGCTGTGCAGAATGTTGAATGACGGCAAGGCGTCCGTTGTTGCGTCATCATCGGCCAAGTAAGCGGCCTCTGCCTTTTCCGCGCTTTCAATCCATTTGGCTTCGCGCTTTTCAGACGCGGCAATCTTATCAAGCCACTTGCGACCCAATCGCAACAACTCGTCCTTGTTCATGCTTTGTTCTGGCATGACTTCCTCTGCGCCGTCCATGTATTCGTCACTCATCATTTAGCCTTTTCTTGCGCATCCGCTGCTCTACAATGTCCATGACGCTCATGTTTGCGTTGAGGGTGCCATCTGGATTTGCAGTATAAACCAATTCTGTGGGTTTTACAGCCTTTTTCTGTATGGGCTGCACGTCCTTCCAAGCTAGGCCAAGATAACGCCATGCTGAACCGATATGTTCTGCCCAATCCTTCACAGGTACTTCGCGGAATGTCTTGCGGTCATCATCCCAATCCCTGCGGTAACTCTTTAGCCCTTCGATACCAGCAAGAACACGCTCACTATTGGCAAAAGTGGCTTCGTTAATCGTTGTGCGGCCAGCCTGTAGGCCATCAGCTACGGAAACCCGCGGCAACCGCTTAGGCTTGCGCCCGTGCGCCTGTAGTGTCTCAAACCGCGTCCGCTTGCTGCCCCACTCTGTCACTAGAATATCATGCGGCACATAATCGTTGCCGTTGTATCCCTTATCATTGAGCCATTTTAGCCAGTCCTGCAGGTCGTCGCTTTCGGGCTGGTAAAAGTCCACAATGACGGGCTTGCCGTTAAGCACCTGAAAGCACCATACCGGGTTATTCACTGCCTTGCCCAAGTCCCAAGCTGTGTGGACGGGCTGGCTGTAATCAATCTCGACTTCGGTTATGCGGCCTTCACGCTCGGCCCGGTTCATTTCTGCGCCAAAGTAAGCGCCAACCAATGCGCCAGAGAAGCTGCACAGATATTCCTGCTCGAACATCGCGCGGCCAAAGTCTAAGCCATACAGTGCCTGGTATTCCTCTAGTGCCTCGGCAAGCTGCTTTTCATCTAGTGCGCCCGTATCCAACACGCTGCTGATTTCCGCGAACCAGTCAGGGTTTTTCTGCGCCATATCAAACATCGACTTGGCATGGTTGTTGCCACGCGGCGTTGTAATGAATGCGGCCCAGCCGTTGTTCTCTTGAACCATAGGGCGATGATAACCCCATGCAGACGGGTTAGCTAAAGCCCACTCCGAATAGACAATCCCCGCTGGTGATGAACCTACAGTGGCATCATAGCGGTCAGAGCCGATCAACTGCCATGTAGAGCCGTTTATCAGTTCAATGAACATTTCCTGTTCTTGTGTGGTCTTGCGTATTTCTTTTGGGAATGTCTCATCAATGCGCCGTTTGCCTGTGTGCGGGTTTACCGCTGTCCAGATAGCTTTGCGGGCTTGGGAATATTCAGGCAGGCAATGCCAGTATGATGCCGGGCGCTCTAGTGCTAGGTCACGCGTGACGTTCAAGGCAATCTCGTCCTTGCCCCACCGCCTGTGGGCTATCTCAATAAGTCGCTTGCTTTTGCCATTGCGCCACGCCTCAAAGAAAGGGGCTTGGTACTTCCTGACCCTAAAGACGTGTTCCACTATTTCTCAATGACCGTCTTAAACACAATCTCGACTTCGCCGTTTTCGCCGCTGCCGTTGATTGTGACGTTAGCCATATCTGGCAACACCTTCTTTAAAAGAGCAATACCCGCAGTAACTTGAGTTGAGGTCATGTCTTGCTTACCGTCAACGTGCTTAATTAAGCTGCTTAGAATATTACTGTTTTGTATTTTAACCCTGTGCGCGTCACTCATCACAAAGCCGGGTGTTCTTCCGCGTTTAGCCGCCATCTTATAGCCTCCTGCCCTTATGGGGTCTTAGCTGTTTCGGGTGTTACTTTATAACAAAAGCAAACGCAGGGCAACAGTTACACTTATCCGGCATTGTTTGGATTAGCAGGTTGATAGCCTCGTCGAAGCCTCTGCCGTCCTTGTGGTGCTGTATAGCTTCCCACACGTCCCGCATAGATAGGTCTTCGGCCATAGCGTTTGCAAAGCCAGCCACGTACCAGTCTGCGTCTGATGGTTCCCAATACTCATCCATTGCAGACCTCCTGTTGCACTGCCCCATACTAGCACTCTTGGCGGTGCTTTGTATAGGTTTGCAGGGTCACTACCAATGCCTAAGCACGGAAGGTGGATCAGATAAGGTCTATCCCGTCCACGGTAGCCCCTGCTGCGGGTCTTTACGACGCCAAGAACCCGCTGGGCTGTGGTGTTAGTCTACCTTTCGCCATCCATAGTGCCATGCGGCCAATATGCCAATCCAGACACCGCCCAGAATAAGCCACAAGTCGCGAATTAACGAAGCATCCCACCACAAAGCAGAAACGCCAAAAATAGGAAGGATGTAATGCCAAGTCGGTTTTTCGCCATGCGCTATCATGCTGTCACATCCCAAGGCATAGGCACAAGCGTTACTCTAGCTGTGCTGTGGAAGTCGTTACCGCCTGCTGCGCGAATGCCCTTGCTGCCGTAACCGTAGCCACGCAGATAAGCATGCCCGCCGTCTGGTTTCTTGGTCATTTTGTTTTCACCTTTAACGCCTTGAAGGCTTCGTATTCCAGCAATTCGGCCTCTGTGGCAAAGTATTGCATCAGGCTAGATGACTTTCCACCGGACTTAAACACAAGGTCGCGTGTGTATAGCCATGAAATGAAGTTTTTGAAGTCATGCGCCCCTAGCCCTGCGCCTTGCTTGATTGCCAGCGATTTGCAGCCGGGGTTCTTTGCTATCCATTTGCGCAGAGTATAAGCGCGGTGTCCAATGTCATTTGAGATAGGCATAGAGCGCGGGGCCTTGCCCTCGTGCTTCCCATCATTGAATTGCGTCAGCATTGAGGCATAGGCATCCTCACTGCCCGGTATGGTCACTTTGGCGCGGTCCCGCACCTTTGCGGCCTTTTCGTCTTCCAAGTCTTCTAGCATCATCTTACTATTCCTTTATCTCGCCCAATACAATCTGCTCATATTCCCAATCGGCGCGCGCCTTTGCAGAGATGAATGTAGAAAGTTCCTCACCTCGCCTGTTGTCCCGCCAGAATAAGAAGTACCCACCGCGATCCTTGAAGCGATGTATCTCAAATTCGCCGATAATAGATGACGCGACAAACCACTCGCCGGGGGCCAGAATGCCGCCAACCTCAGTGGATGCAAAGTCACGTTTCTTAAAATCAAGGCTGCGAACTTCCATCACTCGCCCTCCTTAGTTGCTGTTTGCGTTACCGTGGTTGCGCTGGCTGCGCCCGCCTCGGTCATTCTCGGCGTTGTTGTTTGGCCCAGAGTTACCCGGCGCTGATTGGTCGCCATTACCCCATCCGTTGTTGCCCTTCACACGATCCGGCTTGTCAGGATTGCTAGGGTTATCAGGCTCGTTAGGAGTATCAGGAACGTCAGGGGCATCAGGTTCTTCATGCGGCGGTTCCTTTGGCGGCTCGGCTACAGGCGGCTGTGGGTCGTTATCATCGCTGTCATGCACTACATGCCGCGCTATGGGGCGTGGTGACGTAACTGGCGGCTGGCATAGTTCTGGCAGTTCCGCGACCTCGCCCCATTTGTCGTAAGGGATAGCCTTCCTGTCACAGACAAGCGTGATAGGCTGCGCACATGCTGCGATAAATGGCAGTGCCGCGATTGTTATAATTGTTAGCTTCATTATCTCATTGTTCCCATCATTAGAGCGATTACGACCACAACGGCCAAGGTTGCGAGTGTCCGTGTCATTAGCTTGGCTCCCATTCCACTGTCGGGTTTTCGCCTGTTGGGTCACAGGTGATAACGTGACGGCCAGAAATGCCAAAGTCCCGATATAGCGTCCGGCGTACAGGCTCGGCCTTAACTCGGTAAACTGTGCGGCCATGCCAATTTGGGAATTCTACATGAAGCCAATCTAATCCGGCAAATGCCTCAAGTCCGCACCCAGCTTCCCATGCAGCTTGCAGGGCGTTTTTGGTGTCTTCCTCCAGCAAACCATAGGGTGTTGTGATTTGAGATAGGTTTTCTAAGGTCATGTCGTTTCCTTCCGTGTTTTTTTAACCCAAGCGTCAGGTGTAAAGTGCAAGTGCTCCAACCGCGTAGCTACAGCATAGGGCTTGGTGTGCTTGCCGGACTTGCGTTGATAGGTCAAACTGTCGCCGTGCGGATCAGCTTCACGCATATAAGCCTTTGCTTGGCTCAATGTCCCAAAGTGCTTAAAGATACCCATGTCGTTTCCCTCCGTGTGGTGTGTTTCTATAGGTATCATACACCTTGTTGACACCCACGCAAGCCCTAATTGACAGTCTCGTTTGTTTTTTTCACAACGCGGGACAGGTCCGAAACCATAGCCACGATACGCACGGCATCGATTTGTGCCTCGCGTTCTGGGGTGGCCGTTGCAAAGTATGCGTCTAGTAGCGACCGGGCAGACGAATTGTGCGCCCGGTTTAATATCCGCGCAATCTGCGTTGCGTCCAACCCCCTAGCGTCCAGTAGGACAGCTACAGCCTGACGCGCTGGCATGAACTTGCGCTCTCTGCTTTCGCTTAGAAGGTCAGACACGCTAATGCCGTGAACCCGCGCAGATGCGTTTATAATTTCATCACTCATGGCTTGGCCCCCAATGCAGAACAAGCTGCGTCTATCCATCTGTCAATTATAAACTTATAGTTACCGCCCAATGCTTCGTGTGTTTTCCGCGCCCCTGCCATAATTTGCAAAGCCTCGGTCAGTTCAGCAATGCGGGCTTGCAGTTCTTGCACTGTGTCGTCGTGGTGGTACAGCATCTTATTCTCTACCACCCAATCTTCAGACACGTCCCATTCACCCGCGCCGTGCTTCCACTGCGGATCGTCGTGCGGCGGTGCAGCGTATATGATCTTTGGTGCGTCACTCATTTTCTTTCCTCTCGTTGTGTTGCATCAGTGCGTTTTCTGCGCTCACTGGTTCATCCTTTTCACTGAAAATCCAGCATCAGCCAAAATCGCTTCGGCCTGCTCTTTCGTCACCTTGGTCTTCGGCTCTGGCGCTGTTTCCTCTTGCCGCATTTCAGCCGCTACCCGTGCGCCACGCTTGGCTTTGCAGATTGCTAAGATATGGCCGGGGTTTGGCTTCTTGCTTGGGTTGTCGTTCCGCCACTTGCGCAGCGCCCATAGAACCTGCTCGCCCGTCCAGTCTTGCAGCGCATCGGACCAGTCCGCCAAGATACCCGCTTTGATGTGGTCAGGTGGTCTGCTGTCCCAATACCCGTCAAGAATTACCTCAACGTCAAAAGCAATCGCCGCTCGGTGTTCTTGCAGCTTTTGCGGCGAAAGAGATTGCGCGTGTTGTGGCGTGACTGTCGGAAGCCCTGCCGCCTTGATTATTTCCGTTGCCATTTTTAATCCTCCAATACCAGTCTGCCTTGATGGTCTGCCAGCCATGCTCTTGTGCAAGGTCTAGCGCCTCTGTGGCGTCCCCGTTGTCTGCGTTGATGTTTCTTAGCGTGGCTGCGATTAGAACCGCTGCCCGCTCTGTTAATGGCTTTTTGATAGCCTTGCGCCACTTTATGAAGCTGTCTACCGCGTCGGCGTCAGCATAGTGGCTTAGAATGTCCGCTGGTGTTTCAAGCATCACTTCGAGCCATTCCTGAAAACCAAAACATTTTGGTGAACCTTTACCAGTTTTTCGGTTTTCATGTTTCCACCCGCCCGCATCATGGCCGTGCCTATCTGATTTAACAATATCGCTTCGTTGTAAAATCCCATGCCGCAACCCATAAACGCCTTAATCGTGTCAGGAATAAATCCAATATAGTTTCCTTTTTTGTCGCGCACCTCGCCAACAACAAAGCAAGCATACCCGCCAGCCTTTAAAAGCCCACAAGATTTTGCAATTATTTCGGAATATGCCGCCATGAACTTGTCATAATTCATGTTGCTTATATCTCCGTCAAGGTCGCTATAAACCTCAAGGTCGGCATATGGAGGGCAACTGAAAACAAAGTCAAATTCACCTGACATTTCGTCAAGCATCTTGTTGCTGTCTCCAACATACCAGTTTGGCTGATTGTTCACGGCAAGAATATCCGCCGCTTGTTCGCGGTTGCTGTCAATCTGTTCCTGCCTAATATCAATGCCTGTGTATTTGTAACCAAGATAGTTAGCAACAATGCCACGCACACTGCCACCCGCAAACGGGTCAAGTATTCTCCCGCCTTCTGGGCAAAACCAATGATACAAAACCTCACACAAAGCCGGATCAAAAATAGACGTGTTGTTCATTGTTACTGGTTTTCCGGCAAAGGTATTTTCTTTTGATGCTGAATTGAACGTTGTGGCCGTCCTTCCGACCTCACTAGCAATGCCCTTGCTAACCCAAGTCTGTTTGCGTTTTTGCCAACTACCAGTTTTTGTGTCTAAGACTGAAAATGGCGGCTCAATAAAGCGGTCCCGCAAAATTGGGTCGGCATGGATAACCTCGCCAAACAAGTTTGTTTCTAAGTCATTCATTTCGTTTCCTTCCGTTAAATTACAGTTGATAGCTTAACCGCTTTTTTTTGTTGTTCAAGTCACTTCTTTTGTTACAGTCTCTTAGCTTTAGACACAGGCCCACACCCGTTACTGCCCCCGATATACAAGGCAGCACCTAACGCCTCCAGAACCGTATCCATGCGATGCCTTTTCTCGGTGGCCAGCCGCTGCCCGTTGGGTTTTCTCCAACCCCGCTTACGCGGTCCCCGTTCTTAGACGGTGGGTTTGTTATCGCACTTCGCGTGCAGTCCAGTTAGGACCGATCTGCACAGGGTCGGGTGATATCCCCGGTTCTTAGTCTATTGATTGGGGTTCATAAGACAAAAACCACATCACCTTGCTTTGAAAGTGCCAAAAGTCAGGAAGGTTCTAGTTGCAACTCATTCGCATTTGCGATACATTTGCTGTCGATGACACACGGAACCGTCCAAAGTTCGTGTCATCCAAGGCGGCGCTAGAGATTAACTTCTCGCGCCGCCGCTTTTTCTTCTACAGCATGGATGGATTTTCTACAACGGTTTTTAATTGAACAAGCGTTCAGTTAACCTAGATCAAACCCGTCCTGCGTTGGTTGCGCTATAGGTTCCACGAATAGGTCAGGCTGTCGTGTGGCCTCATCTACGCGCTTGCAAGCTATGTCGAAGTAATCCTTGTCTAGTTCTATGCCTATGCCCTGACGGCCTAGTTTCTGGCAGGCCACAAGCGTTGTGCCGCTGCCCATGAATGGGTCCATGATTGTTTCATTGGGCAATGACGCGCGGTTTACTATCCATTCCATGACATAGAGCGGCTTTGGGCAAGGGTGGCCGTTCTTTTCAGATGGGCGCGTTGTAATGATGTGCTTGGGTTGTATAGTTAAACCTACTCTTGGGTCGCGCCCATAGAACAAGATGGGCTGTGAAGTGCAGCGGCCCCATTGGCTCAAACCTGTTGCTGCCGGTTGGTACATTATGCCCATGTCGTCAGGTTTAGGATACTCAAAAGCGTGTTGATTGCCCGGCGTTATTGCCCCACGTCCAGACATAGACAGCGCCATAGACACTGCTGCAACAGAAACATCGCGCAAATATTCCAAGGTGTCAGGAAAGGCATCTGAATACTTTGTTTTATCGCTTGCCTTGCCGATTGTCCCGCTGCCACCATTAACCCCATAAGGTGGGTCAGTCACAACAGCGTCAACCTTGCCAAGCAGCGGCATCACCTCAAGGCAATCGCCCAAGATTAGCCGCTGCCCGCCTATACGTTCTTCGCGTATAATTGCCATCAGATCAGCGTGACAGGAGCAAAGGGGATTTCATCATCCATCGCGCTACCCTGTGATGCAGGTGCTTGCCGTGCCGGACCACCATAGCCGCCGTGTGCGTCTGGTGCGTTAGGGTCGCTGCTTGAGCCTCTGTCGCCTGACGCCCCGTCCAGCATCGTCAGCGTGCCGTCAAAGCCTTGCAACACAATCTCGGTGCTGTACTTGTCCGCGCCTGACTGGTCTTGCCACTTGCGGGTCTGTAGCTTGCCTTCGATGTAGACCTTGCTGCCCTTCTTCAAATGCTGCTCTGCAATGCGCACAAGCCCTTCCTGAAAAATTGCAACAGTATGCCACTCTGTCTTTTCGCGCTTTTCGCCGCTGTTCTTGTCCTTCCATGTTTCGGAAGTGGCAATGCGTAGATTGCAAACCTTGCCGCCGTTCTGGAAATTGCGGATTTCAGGGTCTGCACCCAGATTTCCAATGATGATAACTTTGTTTACCGATCCAGCCATTATTTTATCTCTTTCATTATGCGGAAAATAACTTTTCCTGTTTTATCGCGGCCCGCCCAAACGCTAGGGAAGTCCACTTTGAAGTTTCTATCGTCGCAACCCATAGCGTCCTGAATGCCATCTATGTATGCTTTCATTCTGCCGTGCATGTTGTGAACGTCGCCACGGTATGCTTTGGGCCAATATTCCACGAATATCGTTGCATCTGGGTTGCATGTAACACGCGGTTTTTCTAGCGCCATTGCCTTTGATAGCGCCCGCGCTTCTTTCGTAGCCTCTGCCTTTGGCCTCCAATGTCCCTTGGCATGTGGTGTCAGCTTTGGGCTAGGCCACGGTAGCGTGATTATTTTATCAATACTCATTCAGAACAAATCTCCTTGAGGCGG